CCTGGAGAAATGCTGGTCAACCAGATAAATCAACTTTTGGACAACAGTATTGGAATAGAACGGGACGCGCTAGGGGTGATATGGTTCCAACCAGGGTTAGAGGCCCTGAGGGCTGGGGCCAAGCACACTGGCAAACATATGGCGTCAATGAAGATCGTATCCTTAGTGGTGCAAAGTTTGGTCTTGATTCTCAAGGAAAAGTTTATGTAGCCAACCCAGGATCCATAGGTGCAGCGGCTAGAAGAAGATATGACGACGTTGTTAATACAATCAATAATGCAAAAGAAGGCACATATAAAAGTGTGATGGAAAGCCTAGGCAATCGCCTAGGTGATGTTGGATTAAGAGATTTAGTTGATAGCAACGGCATTGATACGTTAGCCGCGTCTTACCAGAGACGAATTACGCCCTGGGATTCCAGTAAAGCAGCTCAACCTCCAACGGGTGGCTTTGATGCAGGTTATTACAGGAACAATACCCCTGGAGGATCACAAGCAGAAGCTCAGTGGGATGCTGCTCAGGAAGCTGTCAATGTTGGTGGAGAAAGAATACCTGATCTTGATGTTGTAGGACGCTACAACTTTGATAGCTATCTCCACTGGCACTACACCACACAAGGCAAGGCTGCTGGGTACCGAGGTAACGAAGCGTCTCTTGCTGAGTTGCCTGAGTATTACGAAGAAGCAATGACCGATGCTGAATACCAGCAGTATCGGGACAAAGTTCTTGGGATAGAAGGGGAAACAATTTTAAGCAAGAGTGTTGGCACAGAACTTTCTGCAAAAGAGAAGCAGGTACAGCAGCAGTTTGGTTCGTTAACAAATGATTCGCTCAAAAAAGCAGCAGATGAATTAGTAAAAGCGAAAGCACGAGAAAGAGACTTTGAGTTTTATAAAGGACTCGAAGGGTTTAATGAGGTGATGACCATCAATGAAACCATTACCAACTCATTGCTTGGTGATAGCGGCATTGGTGGCATCCTTGGCTTCGTTACCAATCCTGAGAAAGCAAGAGAGAGCCTAGAAGAAAGCTTGTCAAAAGCTACGGGCATTCCGACTTTTAATGGTGTCACCTACAACTGGCAAAAGTGGTTTGATGAGCAGCTTGCTGGTAACTACCAAAAAGGAATTACAGTACCAGATCCAGTTGATCCAACAAAAACCTATACATTAACTGGTGATTTTGCTAAGCGGTACATTGATGAATACCTGAAGCCGCGCTTTGATAACTCCAAGTCAATGAGCGAGTTTATTAGTACGATTGAGCTTCAGCAGCAAGACAAGAATATCTTTGATGTTCAAAGTGCTTTGGTTAAGTTAAAAGATATTGCAGCGCTACGAGCAGAGGCTTATTTGGATGGTGTATATAACACTGCACCTCTTAACTTTAATGCAGATTTTTACATGAATCCAACCGGTAACTTTACGCCGGATGACCCAAAAGTTGCTAAGTATCAAGAACAGTCAAATCAGATCAACAGTGACTGGGAAACAGCAAGACGGAATGGAGAATCCAAAGTACCAGGTACTGATTGGACTTGGAACCAGTGGGCATACCATTACGGTTTAGATCTGAACGATAAAAATCAATTTGCCAAACTCCATTACCAAGTCGTTGGTGCAGGCAAAGGGTTTGATCCTGCTCGCGATGTGATTACCCTCAAAGATGCAACTGATTATATCAACACAAAAATTCTTCCCGAAATCGCATCAAAAGACATTGATCTTGCTGATGTTAACTTCTTGAAGTTTGTTACTCCAGAAGAATTTGCCGACAGTGTTATTGAAGGTGTTAGCCCTGAAACTAACAAAGAAGAATGGGACAAAATGCTAGGAACCCTTGGTATTGCAGGCAAGGGCATGGGTGTTGATGATGTCAAACAATATATCGCAGATCAATTTAGAACCAACAATGCAGTTAACGTACGTGAAGCTATTAAATACCTTAACGAAAAAGGAGTTACACCAACTCAGAAAAAGATTGGCGTCGAGTACATTCAGCGTCCTGAAGACGCAAAAACTACAACGTCACCGTATGCCACCAGTCTTTACAAGGTTTTTAAAAATGCTGGGTATCAAGGAAGCGAAGATGATTTTTACGGCAAGTTCATGACCGATGTCAGTAAAGAAGAAATGCAGTTGATGGAACAGGGCGCTTCCGATAAAGGTCTGCAGCTTGGCGGTGCTTACGCAGGTCTAACCAGTAGCGATCCATTTACTGCCCTTGGTTCCGTCAGCAGCCTCTTTGGTTCCACAGAAACAGGAACTGAGAAAGAGAAAGCAACATCCAGTTATTTTAAACTGTTAGATGACGAAGAAAAAGAAGATTACAAATCCAAGTCCGGTGAACGGATTCTTGGTGAGTTTACTTCCCTCTTTAAAGGGTTTACTTGATGTCTGATAAACACCGTAAGGCTGCAGGCGCAGCCAAGATTGCCAAAGATAAGATGGCTTGCAACAAGCCACAGAAGACCCCTGGTCATCCCACCAAGAGTCATGTGGTGAAGGCTTGTGAGGGCGGAGAAGAGAAGATCATCCGCTTTGGTCAGCAAGGAGTAGAAGGCGCTGGTAAACACCCAAAGACGGAAAAGGATAAGGCCCGTAAGCGTTCGTACTATGCGCGACATAACGCTCAAGATCCCAACCCTGACAAGATGTCAGCAAGATATTGGTCACATAAGGTCAAATGGTGATTTTCTCGCTAAGCTGCGTGAGCTGATTCCTTACCAGCATGGCAAAACCCAAGTCAACCACAATCCGTCTTGAGTCCAAACCGAAGCGCACGAGACAAGGCCAGGGGCGTAATTCTTTGCCTAGTCATGGCCGTAAACTACGTCGCGGTCAGGGTAAATAATTTGTGTATGATTGGAGGTAATAATAGTTACCTCCATGTCGGATCTTTCGCGTGCGATTAATCTAATTCGTAAACACGAAGGGTTTAACGAGAAGGCGTACTCAGATCCGGTCACAGGAGAAGAGCCCTATACCATCGGGTTTGGAACTCAGTTCTACCCCGATGGTTCTCCTGTTAAACGTGGTCAATGCTGCAGTAAAGAAAAAGCACTGGAGTATTTATTCCACGAAGCTTCTGTCATTGACACCCAGCTGATCAAGCTGAACCTGGGACTTGATGACAGCATGCGTCAGGCCCTTATCTCCTTCATCCACTCCATCGGATGGGAGCCATTCCTGTACAGTAATGTAATCGATTGCATTGAACGGGAAGATTTCTGTGAAGCCACCAAGGAGATGGGGCAGTGGATCTTTGATCAAAACCATTCCGTCGTCGGCACCCTTGTTGATCGCCGCCGGGAGGAAATTGCTTTGTTCCTTGCTGAAGTAGACGCCAATCCCTGGTCCTCCACAGAGATCTTGCTTGCTGCCTTCCGTAATTACACCGCTGCTCCCCACCAGGTGAGGGCAATCAGGTCCTTGGAAGAACACATCAACCCTTACGTCCTGTCTAAGTTTGCCAACGACTTTGATATTGACGAGGATCCATGGTGCACCTTTGCGTCAGAGGAGCTCGATCTGCTGTTTAATAGCTAGCATTAGAATAATTGCTAGGAATTAATGCAGAGTGGCATGGAGCGTTCGGTAGAACCACGGGAGTTTGAACTACCTTTGGAGCTGCAATTTGCAATGCGCAAGGCCGAGCTCCAGGCCCAAGAGATGACATGGGATGAGCTGTATGCCGCTCTTTTGAATCTCTATCACCAACGCCTGATGGAATGGCATGCCATCAAGGACATCATGGCTGGTGAGAACATTGATATTGATGTGGACTGGCCCACGGATCTAGAGCTGGCAGAACTCGCCGCCGCTTGTGTGTACAGCGACGACGAGGACGAGGAAGACGACGATCTTCAGCCGTTCTGAATTTCGTCAATCTGCACTAAACGGTCCAGATACCACTGGGCCTTTTTTAGTGAAGTTGTTCCGCCTTTGATGCGTTCACGCCAAAGATATTTGACGCAATTGCCTTTCAGGTAACCACGGTACTCCTCTGGAGTCAACTGAGCTTCAATGGCTTCAATACACTCAATCACACCATCGGTATAGTGCGACGGATGATTGACCTCATCTTCCTGGATCACAGGAGGACCATCAAACGTAAAGACAGGATTCTCTAAAGGTTTGGTGGCCCAGGGCACTGGGCACACACCATCCTTACATTCACCGAATGAAAGTACGTCAGGAGCTTCAGTACTTACCGGCGCAAACCAAGTCTTTTCGCTGACAGCATCTTCTCCTTCTCGTCCGGCTCTTCCAGTTCCAAAACTAAAGAGCGGGGCTTCGGTGATGCTCCCATTGCTAGTCCCTCCTCCATTGAGGGAATCAATCCCGTTACTCCGGGACGCTTCATCCCCTCCAAGAATAACGGATTCCTTTCCAGACCTTGTTCGCATGCAACTAAACCTCTGTTGTACATGTCATACAAGGGTACATCATTTTCTTCGTTATCGAGAGGTTGACCGAAGTCACCTTCATCAAGACAACGACACATAACCTCGTCTTGTACAAACGCATCGAGGAAGGCGGCCGCGTTATGCATTGTATTTAAGCTTTTGATTCACTCCTTTTACAATGATACTATGGCAAGATTCTATAACCCACGAGAAGGAGAGGAACGTCGTCCAGTTGAGATTGGATACGACCCCACTTCCGATGCTGGTACATCAGGCGCAGAAGTTTCAGACCTACGGCCAGAGCAAGCGTATGACACTGATTTGCGTCGCTTGCCGCAAGATGAACGCTTCCAAGCAGAGTCGTTAAACGATAATCAAGGACGTGTTGCCAAATTTATGCGGGCAGCAAAGTCCGCTGGTGCGTACAAGCTGCGTGCTGGTATTGATGAGCCAATGATTCGTGGCAGAACCCCCAGGGTTCCGGCTTCGATTCAAGGTGTGGCGCTACCAACGACCGGTGATTCGGGTGGACGATCCGGCGCTGTTGGGTACGCAGATAAGCCCAAGCCAAGGTCTGGTCGGGCTTACAACTGGCTCGATGCGTTCTCTTGATCAGACTTGAGAAAAAACGACACGATCTGGTTGGTCTTGATACTTACCCTTGCGATCTTGGTAAGTTACATGACAGGGGTTGCCCCGATAGAAAAGCAACTGTGTGATGCCTTCGTTAGCATAAATGCGATTGAAGAGGCCAGTGCAGTTACTGATTTCAAGTGTTAGGTAACCTTCCCACCCACTTTCAGCGGGGGTGATGTTCACCAGGATGCCAGAGCGTGCATAGGTGGATTTACCGACAGCAACGACGGTCACATCACGGGGAAGCTTGAGACGCTCCTGGGCCACACCAAGACAGTATCCGTATGGAGGCAACAGGAAGTATTGACCGCGCTCATCTTCCAAAAGCTCGGAAGGTTTCAGGATCTCAGGATCAAAGTTCTTTGGATCGCAATCACCTTCTGAAATGCGACCAAAGATGAGACACTGCTCAGGGGAAAGACGGATGTCATATCCATAAGAGCTCAAGCCATAACTGAGAAGCTTGCGACCATCTTCCTTGCTGACCAGATGGTCAACAAAGGGAGCAATCATTTCTTCTTCTTCTGCAAGCTGCTTGATTTCCCAATCGGCCAGAACGCTCATGGACCCTGTCATTCGATTTTTAGTATACAGAAATCACGAGAGAATATGCCCGCGTTCCGAATAAACATCAATGAAACGTTCGACTGCCACATCAGATGAATCTGTGGGCGGAAGATAGACAACTAGAGAAGTGCACGTCCGATGCGGCTTAATTCCTTGACTGTTATGACGCAACAGGCTAGGAGCAACCCTCAGGATGCATAAAGGAAAACTAAAAATCTTGGGCTCATACCGTATCATGTCCGGACAATTGGTAAAGTAAATGGCTTGCTTGATTTCCTTCGCAAGCCAAGACCGATACAGCTTTCTGAACCAGACGGCGTGAGAGGACGTAAGTGATGGAGAGGATGCCCGTGTCATCTTCCATCGTTCGTTCTTAATGTCCCAGAAGTATGCTCCCGCTGGTGGGAACAAATAAACATTCCCGTACCACTGCTGTCCGTTCAACCCATCGTCCGATGGTGTAAAGAAAGCAGGGGCCTGGACGTATTCATTGGCAACCTTGCTGCTGGCAACATCGAGTTCGATGCCACCCATCACTTCGTTGGCAGCAACGATCAGATCTGAGTTAGTAATCAACTCAGCATCTTCTGATCTTGATTTAACACCACGGACCCCAGCTTCTTTCATTTCTCCGATGTTTTGTTGTAATCAATCTCGCAATAGCGGATGCCATCTTTGTCATTAATGACGTAACCGGCTTTTTCCGTTGGATCAATCTTCTGTGCAGCCGAGAGGATGCGACGGAAAGTCTCTGCCATGTCGCCATCGTTGCTCCGTTCACAATCTTCTTGGGCCGAGTGAATTTCTTTGAGAGTCCAGAAGAACATAGAACGCTCCTTGTTTTCTGGTTGGAAGACCATCACTCCAGGTCCTTCCAGTTCCCACATCTTGCAATACTGTTGTCCCATGTCACCAAGGATGAGCTTGATGGTGGCATCCAGCATCCGTGCCTTGGTTTGGTCCAGCTCTGGACCAATGACAGAAGCAATTAACTTTTCACGCCTGCTTACCATTTTCAATCAGTCCTTGACGATGTAGGGATTCTAGAAGCTTTTCGGTCGGTTGATACAAGACAACAAGTTTGCCAAGGACGCCACGTTTTTTGACAAGTTTGCCGTTCTCGTCACGAACCTTGTCAAATTCACCGGAACGAATGAGGTACTCAGCAACGCAACGCAACCTTCTTTTGAGCGGCAACTCGGCTTGCGGAAACTTGCCGCAGATCGTATCAGGTGCTAGATCCTGGAACGCAAGACGCAATCGATTGGCAAGGGTCATGCCAGAGTTGGCGTCTTCTTCTTCATAGTTTTTCAGGTTCTCCAGGTACCGCCTGAGGCATCCGTCGTCGAATGACCCCTCTGGTGGCATGAACATTTCGACTTGCCGGATGAGAGATTCCGGAAGGAGTTGCTCGTGATTCTCAATGGTTACGGAGGAGATATCAACTCCACGGAATCGATGGGCCATTATTCAAGAAAGCCCCTGTCTGTCTTGTACATCTTGGTTGCACTGTCGCCTTTACCTCTTAGATCTCCTGATTCCAGGTCCCTGTTCTTGGAGAAGGATTGCACCAGTTGGTTCCAAGGCACGCGAAGGACAGCTTTACGGTTGGGATCAGGAGAGACATTGACGAAATGGATGCCTTCTGTCCATCCTTTATTTGGATCACGCCGACCGATGGCAATCCAATTACGGATGGTCTGATCGGAGACTCCCAATCGTTTTCCGCATTCTTCTGTCGAGATGTACTCATCGGCATAAGCCTCTGGATTCAACACATCAATTTCACCGGTTGAATAACGGCTGTGCCACATGGAACTAAGGACGTTCTTGATTCCTTTTAGTTCAAACGCAATATCTTCCAGGCTTTTGCGCAGACCGTATTTCATAGCGGCAAACATTTTGGTTAGATGCTAGTGTATGGGCAAATCTTTTGCACCACGATGGAAGAACAAATTCCTTCCAGTACTCCTACTCAGTCGGCTGAAAAGCCTCAAATGCCGCCTGCACTTCAGGGAATTACTCCTGAGATGCTGGAAGCCATGAAGGCTCGTGCACGGGAAGAAGCCGTTCGGATGACGATTCTGCAGCAGCAAAAGCAAGTGGCTCCTCCAGAGGAAGTCCCCGTGGCACCACGTCCGTCGATTCCCGTATTTCAGCCGCCACAACCGCAAGTTGTTTATGTGCGCCGCAACCTAACCGTTGCCGAACTCATTGTTGTCTTTGCGATTGCTTGCGGCCTAGTCACAGGTGTTCAGGCAGCCTGGAACTTTACGACTAACCACTTACCGCGCATTGAAATCAAGGCTCGTTAAGTGGGTAGACACACTGCGACTATAATTCATTTTATGGGGTTTTTGTGATTTAATAGGTGGCCAACAGGCGTATATCCGAGCTACAAGAACTTGCCGGCATCCAGTTAGCGGATGGAGATCTGCTGACAGTTGTGGATGTCGGTGAGGTCGACCCTGCGATTAAGAATAAGAAGCTAACAATATCTGGCACCAAGGCATACCTTAATATCTATTACTTACCGCGCACTGGCGGCACTGTCAGTGGTTCGGTTCTTATTGAAGACAACCTGACGGTTCAAGACCAGGCCACGATCTCTGGTCTGAATGTTAGCAATACAACAAATATCGGAACCCTTTACGTTTCTGGTACAACAAACGTTACCGGTACGTTCAGTGGTACGACCATTACCGGTACCAACGTCAACGCAACAAACGTAACTGCAAACACATTAAGTACTAATAGTTTTTCTGTGACCACCCTGACGGGTGTATCCGGTACTTTTACAACGATTGTTTCTGGTGCCACCGTTACTGGTAATACAGGTAACTTTGGAAACCTGGCTGCGGTTTCTGGTGTATTCAGTAACTACCTAAGAGGTGGTACTGTTACCGGCGACTTTGGTGCCTTTGGTACTGCAACCGGTATCACCGGTATTTATACGACGTTACTGTCCGGAGCCACGGTTACTGGTACGACAGCTAACTTCACGACGGGTAACTTCCAGGTCCTGAACGCTGGATCTCACATCATCACTGGTAACTCGACCATCAGTGGTGATCTGATTGTTCGTGGTTCTGGTTTCTTTAGTTCTGGTGTACAAATCACTGGTACTGTCAGTGGTACCACCATCACTGGTACCAACGCACAGTTCACAAACGTCACTGGCGTTAATATCATCGGCACGACCCAAGTCTCTGGTGCGACTATCACTGGTGGCCTTGGTCAATTCGGAACACTAACTGGTAACTCTGCAGGGTTTACAACGGTTACTGGCACTACCGTCACAGGTAATACCGGTAATTTCACAACGCTAAATGCAATTACTGCATTCTTTACAACTGGCATTGTTCGAGAGAACATTACAGTCACTGGTACCGCTACGGTCAACAGCGATCTTTTAGTCCGTGGTTCAGGACTCTTTAGTTCTGGTATTAACGTCACGGGTCGTGTTAGTGGCATACCATCA